TAACCCTTTTATTTTGAGGTGTCATTTCTTCCACCTCGCAATAAATTCCTAACAGCGATTAAGTTCTCAATGTTAGTTCGAGTTAATGAAAGTAAATTAAAAACCTTATTTTTATCTAAAGTTTCAATTTCATTTATAAGACCTTTTTTAGTTGGTCTTTTTTCTTTTTTAATATCCATAATAATATCCTTATATAGATTTGTTAGATTTGTTATAGGCTCTAACAGTTCGCCTTTTGATAAGTTGTAAGTTATCAATGTTATGCCCTTGCATTATCAAGCGTTGGAGTTTGTCTTTTGCTTGGCTCGGTGTTTTAAACCGAGCCACAAAAAACCATTCTCCATTATGCAATAATTTTATCTCATACATATTAACCCCCTTTAGAAAATTATAATTAGTGAGATTAAAGGTAAGATAATCCAAATTAGAATATCAGTAATGAGTGAGTATCTAAAATATATTTTCTTACCTAGTTCAGTTGCGACAATCTCGCTACCTTTTTCAAATTCAACCCCTTGCTTTTCTAATATTGAACAAGCCTTTTCAAAGGCTTGAACATCATCAGAATTGTTAGGATTGAATTTTGTTTTAATAGTAAGATGTCTTTTTAAATATTTCTTAAACATAAGTAATTCCTCGTTGTTGTTGTAGCGATTTAGTATCGTCTTTATTTCATGACCTTTTTCCTAGTGGCTTCCCTTTCTCAATCTTTATTAGGGGGGGAGTCTGATTCTGTTCTTCAATTTCCCTTCGCTATAATATAATTATAGCATGGAAATATCCAAACATTCAACAAATGTTTAGCTTTATTTTACATTAATATATCTGTATAAAAATTATACAGGGGGGTTAGTTGACTAATTTTTGACCAACTCGCTGCGCACCCCCACACGTACAACTTTAAAAAATTTCAAAAAAAGCAATTAACGCGACGACTAGTATCATAATGATACATCGTGAAAAAAGTTCTTGACACACAGTTAAATTTTTGATATAATACTAGCATGAGTAAAGAAATAGCAACCAAAATGAGTCCTGAAGGACTAGAGATAGCAAACAGTTATCTGGAGCACGGAAGTATCCCAGTAGTTTGCGCAAAACTTGGTGTGAGTGAAAACCAGGTTAGTGAGATCCTGAACAAGCGGGAAATCAAACAGTATATAGACACGGTCTTTCTAGATACTGGATATAGAAATAGATTCAAAATATCAGAAACCTTAGACATGCTCATAGAAAAGAAACTTGAAGAATCTGATGAGACTCAGATTTATACTAATAAAGACATGGCAGATTTACTTCAGATGGCTCACAAAATGCGCATCGAAGAAATTAAAGCTCAAACTGAAATGGAGAAAGCAAAGGCACAGACAGTCAAAACGCAAGTAAACATTCAAGATAATAGTGGAGTGCCCTTTGGTCAAGGAAATTATGGAGAACTGATCAAAAAATTAATGAAAGACCAATGATAATATATGTGGAAAAAATTCGACAAGATAATGAAGTCAGGAAGACTGACAAAGGTTATCAAAACTACTGGATTAAATGATGGAAATATTCACACTCATAAAAGACGTAGGAGCTCCGATAGCAGGAGCACTAGTGATGGGAGTGTTCATCTTCATCATCATAAAACAGATAATGGGAAATCTAGTAGATGAAATAAAAACAGTTAAGGGAATGTCCGAAATGCTAATAACAAGAGGGAAAGTCATGAACAATGATATAATCCGTATTGACACTAGTGTGTCCGCAGCTCTCGGACTAGCGCCCGACTTACAAAGACTCGCAAGAGCAGAAAACTTCGTAGAAGACGGAACAATAGACGCAAGGAGAGATTAATGAAATGGTTAGTAGAAAAACTATTTGCAAAACTGGGACTGACCCCAGAAAATGCGATAAAGTTTAGAGAGTGGTCTAGAGGTAAAATTTGGATACAAATACCCCTTTGGATACTTATACTATGGATGTTAGGCTTTGCAAATCCGTATTGGTGTGTATATCCAGTTTGTTGGATAAATTAAGTGGAAGAACTTACAACCGCCATACAAACGTTTGGGTTTCCTATAGTGATGGCTGTCGGTATGGGGTATTTTGTATACTTCGTATATAAGACAATCCTCAATGACGTAGACCCCGCTATAAATGACATGAAAATAACAATCATAAGATTGATAGATCAGCTTAGGTTACTCGACCAAGATATGATTCGTTTACAAGAAAAAGTAAACACGGTACTAGAGATGAAAGAAAATGAAAAGAAACTTAATAACCCTACTAATACTAGCAACCTCAGCAAACGCGACGGAGATAGTACATAAGTTTGGCAATCCCAGTTTTAGCGGGATAAATCAATCTGCACATTACTTAACAATTGATGAGCAAGAAAGAACTCGTAAAGAAAAAATCAGAGCAGATGCACAAGAAGCATTAGAAGAAGCTCAAAGAGAAGCAGAGAACACAACACTTGCTAAGTTCCTCAGAAACTTAGAATCTAGAATATACTCTACACTTGCAAAAGATATATCAGAGTCTTTATTCAACTATGATAATCCTGCTTCCGCAGACAATCCAGTTTATGGAGAAATAGAACTAGAGGGTAATATTATCCAATGGTTAAACAACGGTACAACAATTACTCTTACCATCATTGAGATGGCAGACGGCGTCGAAATATCGCGAACCACTATAACTATCCCTGTGGGAAGCTTTGGCGGTTGTGTGACGAGCTGTGAATAAATACATTGTAATTGCACTACTATTTTTACAAGGCTGTGCAACCGTCGGTATGCCTCAGAGTCACGGAAACTGCGTGGACGGCGTACTATGTGTACGGGGACCAGTTCTGGAACCAAGTACAACTCAACAACTAATCAACCTACCCTGGCCTAACCAAAAGACTGTGGTCGCAGTCTATGCCTTTCCAGACCTAACAGGACAGCGAAAATCTAGCGATAATATTGCAAGTTTTAGTACTGCTGTTACTCAAGGAGCTGAAAACATATTAGTAGAAGCACTTCGCGATGCTGGTAAAGGCAATTGGTTTGCTGTGGTAGAAAGAAGTGGACTAGACCACTTAACAAAAGAAAGGCAACTAGCTAGAAGTACTTTTGAAAGTTACAATAAAAATGCTGATGGCAAAACAATATTAAAACCACTACTTTATGCAGGAATGATAATAGAAGGTGGTATAGTTGCATATGATACAAATTTAAGAACAGGTGGTAATGGTGCTCGATATCTAGGAATAGGTATGAAGAACCAATACCGCGAGGACAAAGTAACCGTCGTCCTTAGAGCTGTGCTAGTGCAAACTGGCGAAGTACTCTTAAATGTTACGGCTACCAAAACTGTCTTATCTACTGGAAGTGGAGGCGATGTGTTCCGATTTATAGAAATGGGAACTGAACTCGTTGAAATCGAAAGTGGGTACACAGAAAACGAGGCGGTTGGATATGCAGTCCGCGCAGCTATAGAAGCTGGAGTCTACGGACTAGTTATTCAGGGACTCGAAAAAGAAGTATGGGACTTTGACTATTCCATGCTTATAGAGGAAGAAAAATGAAAAAGATACTAGGACTATTCGCGATATGTCTATCTTTTGGAGCATTTGCAGGAAATAACGATATTTATATCACTCAAACAGGTACAGGACTTACTTTGACGATTGACCAAATAGGTGCTACTAACACAGTTGGTACATCTAGTTCAAGAGCAATTTTGTCTGGTACTTCTATGACTGTTGATATTGACCAGATTGGAGACACTAACTCTTTTCTAGCTAGTATATTACAGGGTAACTCTTCAAGTTGGACTTGGAGTGTAACTGGTGATAGTAATACAGGAACTTTTGCTGTTGGTGCAACTGGCGATGCTCAAAACTCAGATTTTGACTACATCACAGTTGGTGACAGTAATACATTCAGTTGGACACAAGGTGCCGCTGCTACAGCTACTGGAGGTAATCAGGACTTTTCAATTACTGGTACTTCTAACGCTTACGTAGGTACTTGTGAGGTTGTAGGTTGTATTAACAACTGGACTATAAGTGGAAATAGTAATGACATTACTACTACACAAACAGGTTCAGCTGACCACCAGATAACAGCAACGTTAACTGGTAGTTCAAATACTGTAACTATAGACCAAACTGATACTACTTCTACAAATGTTGTGAATTTAATTTCCACAACTTCAAATGGAACAATAGACGTCGATCAATGCGCTTCTGGCTGTTAATACTTTTCGTATCAACTACTAGCGCGTCCGAAATTGGAGGAATATCTGAGCTCAAGGGAAACGGAGAGATTACTAGAGTAGACTCTAGTGAAACTTTCACAGCGGAACTAGACTCAGATATTTTCTCATATGATGATGTCCGAACAGGCAACGGCAGAATGGCCATACAGTTTATAGACGATTCAGTTCTTAAACTTACAGAACATTCTAAAGTTGTTATCGATAAATTCATTTTTGACCCTGACCCAAGTAAAAGTCAGATGGCTTTTAACATGGCATCAGGAACAGCTCGTTTCATTACGGGCAAACTTGGAATGATTAATAAAGAGAATATCTCTATTACCACTCCAACAGCTACAATAGGTATTCGTGGTACAGATTTCACGACTACTGTAGATGAGCTAGGTAGAAGCCTAGTTATACTACTACCAAATAAAGATGGTTCTTCTTCGGGGGAGATAACTGTTACTACAGCATCTGGAGTAGAGATACTAAATGAGCCATTCCAGGCTACTATGGTATCAGCATGGGAACAACCGCCAACAAGGCCTGTGACCCTTGCAAACATGACACTAGGACTTATTGACAATATGTTAATTGTTAGTAGACCTCAAGAAGTTGAACAAGCAGTAGAAGAGCAACAACAAGGCACTTCACCCACTGCAGAACTAGACAAAGATTTTTTCGAAGATGCACCAGATTTAGACTGCGATGCATTAGTAGAAGAGTGCGACGAAGATGAAAAAGAAGTCACAAGATTAGACATTGATTTATTAGGCATAGACCTACTAGTTGATTTATTAGCATTAGTAGAAACAACTAGCAAAAAGAAAAATCAAACAACAATACTACAAGGTGTAGAGTTAGAAGGTATAATTGCAGGTTTTGACCCAGTATACCAAACTTATACATTTGTTGAAGATGGACTCATATATTTTGTTCACGAAGGTGCAAACAGATATGATATTGGAATAGATATCAACGCAGGTACATACTTATATATAAATAATGCAGGAGTTATAATGGAGGTAGAAATAAATGGTGCGGGTGATAACGTTATTATTATTAATCAGTCCCCTTAGTTTTGCAGGAGATAATAGTCTCACTATTACAACTAAAGGAACTGGCAGCAGCATTACAGCTAAACAAGTTGGTAATGGAAATACCGGTTATATACTATGTGGTGCAAACTCCAGCGGTTCAATGCCAGGAACTACTTATAGCTCACATACTTGCGGAAGCGCAACTTTAAATACTACAGTCATAGGACATAGTAATAGTACTAGACTTTATACTGTATGGTCAAATAATATAGACAATAATTATACTATTACGATAACAGGCGATGACAACTTTACCTGGCTTGACCAAGATGAAGACAATAATACTAGTACTATAACACAAACAGGAAATGATAACCATGCAGAGCAGTTAGGCTCGGGAGATGACAATGTTTATTCAATTACTCAAACAGGAAACGATAAGTATGCTAAAATATTCACTTTCGCTGATGATTCTGATTTCACTATTAATCAGTATGGGACTGGTGAACATAATACTTATATCTATAACTACCCTAATGCAGACAACAACTCAGCGACAGTAATTCAATATGGTTCTGGAAATAAAGACGCAGACATATTCTTTTACAATGATGCAGACAATACAGTCGTTAACTTAACACAATATGGGACAGGAGCCCATGCAGCAAATATGAAGTTTTATACAGATGATTACAATTTAAATGTTACTCAATCAGGAGCGACAAATCAAGCGTATACGGCTACTTTTAATTGTACACAGAACTGTACAAAAACTATAACAATAACCCAAGAATGATAAATTATAATGAACAAATCAAAGCGAACATTCACAAGTCTAGTGCGTATGCCTTATCAGGACGCTATAGCTGTGGCTTTGCATTGTTACGATTTTCATATGGAAATGGCTGTTAAAGAGCCAGAACAAAAACACTTTCACCAAAAACAAGCCAATAGACTAAAAAATTGGTTAACCGATATGAAGGAATACATTTTAAAACATGAAGAAACTATTAATAGCACTACTACTTAGTATACACGCAGAAGCTTACTATGAGTTTGATTTTGAGCAAATAGAAGAAGATAGGAAAAGAATAGAAGCAGTTGAGTTTAGAATGGATTTCAATATAGAAAATCCAAAACATAAATATTTTGTAGCAATGAATGTATTAGACATAGCTTCTACTATGTATGCTTTAGAGAATAGAGACATTTTAGTCGAAACAAATCCACTATTACCAGAAAGACCAGAACTTGAGGAACTAATAATACAAAAAACTTTATCAATATACTTATTAAAATATCTAGGAGTTTTTAGTGAGCACCCAGCAGACCAATGGTATATAAATTCAGCAAATGTACTTTTAACTGGAGTAGTACTAAACAACTTGCATCAAATAAATAAATATGACTAAATTAATTAACCCTTTTATAGGATTATCATTACTAGCATTCCTAGTCTGGAATCCGCTACCCTTACAAATCCTAGAACTCAAAACATTTGATTGGCTCATGTCAACTAAAGAGCCTGTGCAAGATACAATGATACTACTTGTAGACTTGGACGAAGAAATAGTAAAGGCCTACGGTGGTTATCCTTTACCAAGAAGTTTATATTCACAAATAATTTCACGAACACAGGGAACTGCTGGAATCACAGTTTTGATGCCAGACCCTGATATTCGAGGTGCAGTAGAAGATGAATACTTATCAGAAATACTAAGTATTTATCCTGCTGTTTTGGCATATACTGCTTCTAACCAAGCAACGCAAGTAGGACCTCATGTAGGTACTGCACAACTAGGAGGTGATCCATCTAAATGGCTATTAACATACCCAGGAATTTTACGACAACAACACAACGGCGCAGGCGTAGGCTTAATAAACTCAAGTCCCGAAATAGACGGAATCGTAAGGCGCGTGCCTCTAGTCGTAGGAAGTGAAGGTAAACTGTTTCCCTCTTTTGCACTTGAGATGCTTAGAGTAGGAGTTGGCGACCCAAGCTATCAAATAAAGACAGAGGAGACAGGTGTTGAATGGCTAAGAATACCTAATTTTCCAGTAATAAATACAGACTCTAATGCAAGAGTCTGGATAACATCAAACATAAAATTCTATAGGCAGTCTGCAGCGGAGTATCTCCGACAGCCTGTAGAAGGCGCCGCTTTCGTAATCGCAGGGGTTACCGCAGAAGGAGTTGTTAACCCAGTTCCTACTGCGAGCGGGGCTATCTACCCTCATGAAATTCAGGCAAATGTTCTACACCATCTAATAAACGGAACTAGTCCTGTTAAACCTGCATGGGCAGACGCAGCAGAACTAGGAGCCGCAGTACTACTACTAATTATATTACTAGTTGCGGCTTCTAATGTGTATTTTTCACTTCCAATATTTTTATCAAGCATTGGAGGACTAATCTATGGTAGCTGGTATGCGTATCAATCTTCTTATTTAGTTGACGTTACTGGCACGCTCGTTATCTCGTTTCTTTTCTGGGCAATCATAACTTTTAGGAGTTTTATCCAACAGTATTTCATGAGAATGGAAATCAAAAAACAATTTGGCACCTACGTAAGCCCAGACTTGGTTAAAAAATTACAAAAAGACCCATCATTGCTGAGATTGGGTGGGGAGACAAAACGACTAACATTTTTATTTTCTGATATCCGAGGATTCACACCGATTTCTGAAAAATACCAAAAGAATCCGCAAGGACTTACATATCTTATAAACCGATTTTTAGACAACCAGACTGAGATAATTTTAAAACATGGTGGTACAATTGATAAGTACATGGGTGACTGCATTATGGCTTTTTGGAACGCCCCGCTAGACATAGAAGACCAAGAAAGAAAAGCCACAGAATGTGTACTCGAAATGAGAACAGCATTAGGAGAGTTAAATGAAAGACTCAGAGAAGAAGGCTTGGAACAGATTAATACAGGCGCAGGAATCAACACAGGGCCGTGTGTCGTTGGAAATTTCGGTAGCAGCAGCCGCTTTGATTACAGTGTGCTTGGTGACGCTGTTAATCTCGCTGCTAGATTAGAAAGCTCTTGCAAGACCTATGACACCGACTTAATTATATCAGAGTATAGTTTGGTAGATGGTTTTGACTATGAGTTTTTAGATGAGGTAACTGTAAAAGGCAAATCCGAACCAGTTAAGATATACACCATACAAAAATAATTCTTGACATATTGCTAAGATTTTGCTATAATTGTACTTAATAGAATTTTAATTCAAAGAACTGAGATAACTTACATGAGCACAGAAAACATAAAAAATTCTGAAGATATTACCGAGCTGGATAAGAGAATGTCAACACATGAAGTAATGTGTGACGAACGCTGGAAGACTTGCTTTTCCAGGCTTGACGATTTAGATTCAGGTATTAGTCGTTTAGAATCCATAGCTATTGCAGCTTGTGGTACTATTATTGTGGGTGGTGCAGGTGTAGTTATTAGCATCTTTATGATGCACAGTTAAAAAGGAAAGACATATGAAAAATAAATTATTAGCATTATTACTTACCGTAGCTACTTTACCAGCTTTTGCAAGTGTAGATGGTTACTTAGGATATACTTCCGATTATATGTGGAGAGGTGTAAGCCAAACTTCAGGTAATGCGGCTATCCAAGGTGAGTTATCAGTTAGTAAAGGTGGCCTGTATGGTGGTGTTTGGGCTTCAGAAGTTGATTTTGGAGACGAAGCTACATATGAAATGGACTTGTTCTTAGGATACGAACTTATGGTATCTGACAAGTTTTCAATTGATGTAGGTGTTATCCAATATAACTGGGATAAAGGCTACGATGATGTCGAAGAGCTGTTCGTAAAAGGTAATCTTAAAAATGTTTCAGTCGCATACTATGTAGACATGGAAGATTCAGATAAAGATTACATGGAAATGGGATTAAAATTACCTTTTGTTAAGTTTATGGACGTGTCCTTAAACTATGGCATGTTTGATTCAGAGAATGATTTCTGGGCAATGAACATGGTAAAAGACTGGGGTAAATGGGAAGTATCTTTATTAATTATGGAAGATGCAAAACAAGACCAATTCATGGACAACGCTTCACTAGGATTATTTTACAAATTCTAATGGCATATTCGCGCAAGGTTGTTGAAAGATTCGAAAGCGTCTTAAACAACCCTGCCGCACATTCAGTAGGTAGATTTGATCCCAAAGACCCAATGGTTGCTACAGGAATGGTAGGAGCACCAGCCTGCGGTGACGTAATGAAACTAGACTTAAAGTTAGACGATAACGATAGAATACTAGATGTTAAGTTTAAAACTTATGGTTGTGGTTCAGCAATCGCTTCTTCTACAATGTTTGTGGAGATGTTAAAAGGGAAAACAATAAACGAAGCAAAACAAATTAAAGACAAGGACATAGCAACTGCCCTTGAATTACCTCCCATCAAATTGCATTGCTCAGTATTAGCTGAATCAGGCATAAAATCAGCAATCGAAAATTGGGAAACAAAAAAAGAAAAAAGGCAACACAATGGAGGCCCAATATGATAGATGACTATTCAAAAAAAGATATGAAACCAACAGAAATGGAAGCACCAAAACCAAGTACTATGGCAAAACCAGAAAATATGGAAGATGGTATGATATTTGAGAAAGACGGAATGTGGTTTTTCAAATGGAAAGGTGGGGAGTGTGGATATATGACTAAGGAGCTAGCTGAAACAGGTCTAGAAAAAGTCAGTGGCAACTCTTAAAAAAATAATAGAAAAACTTACAAAATTTTGGTACTGGTTAACCACTTGGTTTATTACTTACTACACTTTAAAAGTAAGTTATAATGCAACTTGGGGTGATTCAGACGACCAAGAGTTTATAGTTAAAAAGTTTTATAAAAAACAACCTAATTTTTTAAGATTTAAGACCCAAGAAGGCGATATAGTTGAAATAAGAGGTGCAGAAGGCCTCAACTACAGGATACAAGAACTATGAATCAATTACTTATAGGTATAATACTAGTTTTAGGACTAGGAAGTTACTACCTTTACACAGAAAATCAAACATTAGCACAAAATAACTTAGCGTTAGAAGGTGCAGTGGCTACACAAGAAGAAGCAATCGCATCTTTACAAAATGACTTTGCTTTACAGACACAATCATTACAATCAATGACAGTAAAAAGTCAAGCCGCACAAAGAGAATTGAACAGATACACTCAATTTATACAAAACTACGAACTGGCAGCAAAAATACTTGCAGACCCAGTCGAAATGGAAAGGAAAATAAATAATGGAACAAAGCACATTATGGAAGAAATCGAGAAACTTAGCGACACCGTTGATAATCTTGATGATGGTTTGCAGTTGCAGCCTGATTCCAACTAAAAAGATAGAAGTTACCGCAAAACCACTAGATAGAACAATAGTTCAACCAGTGATGCCGCGAGAAATCGATTTAAAAGACCCAACTTGGATTGTGGTCAACCCTGATAACTGGGAAGAACAGTTAGCGAGAATAGAAAAGCAAGAAGGAGAACTGGTTTTTCTTGCAATGACTATACCAGATTATGAAGTGATGGCATATAATATGCAAGAACTTAAAAGGTATATCACAGAACTTAAGGACGTCGTAGTATACTATAGAGAAGTTACTATGCCACCTAAAGATGAGCCGAGCGACAAGTAGGCTTATTATTTGTAGTACTTGTGAGTACTACACTTCTTTAAAGATTTGTAAAGCATGCAAATGTTTTATACCTTTAAAGGCAAAGTTGAGAAGGACTAAATGTCCTCTCGGAAAATGGGAGAGTATAGATGGATATGATGAAAAAAGGAATGGCTTGGTTAAAAAGTAGAGTCTCTGAAAGAACTTCATGGGACGGAGCTATTATAATAGCAGGTTGTTTAGTAGTCATTTTAACAGGTGGATTAGCTAAAGCATTAGCATGGGCAGGTATCGTATATGGTTTATGGACTTGTTACATGGAGGAAAAATAATGCCTTATCACAGTGGAAAGAAGAAGAAAAAGAAAAAAGGTGGAAAAAAGAAAAAAGGCATGAGACATCATGGCTGTTAAGCGTAAAAGAAGAAAAGCGCCTAAAGGGTATCATTATATGCCTAATGGCAAGCTAATGAAAGGTAATGCACATGGCCGTAAGAAGAAGAAGAAGAAGTAAAACTTCTACTAAAAAACGAAATATTCCTACGAATAAAAAGCTATATGCAAGGGTAAAAACGGCGGCCAGACGCAAGTTCGCCGTTTACCCAAGTGCGTACGCCAATGCTTGGTTAGTAAGAACTTATAAGAAACGCGGGGGTAAATACCGTCGTGGCTAGAGGTGGACTAGGAAAGTGGTTTAATCAAAACTGGGTGGATATTAGTAGACCTAAAAAAGGAGGCGGCTACGCTTCTTGTGGCAGAAAGAAAGCCAAGAAAGGTCGTAAAGGATATCCCAAGTGTGTACCAGCTGCAAAAGCAGCAAGAATGAGCAAGTCTCAAATAAGGTCCGCAGTAAGACGAAAAAGAAAAGTAAGACAGGGAGTAGGCGGAAAGCCAACTAATGTAAAAACTTTTGCAAGACGCAGACGCACAGGGAGAAAACGTGGCTAGAAAAAGAACAACAAGAAAAAGAGATTCTAGATTAAAAAGAGCAGGCGTACGAGGATTCAACAAACCAAAGCGTACGCCTGGACACAAAACTAAGTCACATATTGTTGTGGCAAAAGTTGGAAGTAGAATCAAAACAATTCGTTTTGGACAGAAAGGAGCCAAAACGGCGGGTAAACCTAAGGCTGGCGAATCCCGTAGAATGAAAATGAAGCGTAAGTCTTTTAAAGCAAGGCACGCAAGAAATATAGCAAAAGGTAAGATGTCAGCCGCTTACTGGGCAAACAAGGTAAAATGGTAAAGAAAATTAAAGAAACAGCTTTAAAAGTTTGGAATATAATAAATGGCAAAGATGCAGATATGGACGGAGACGTTGATATTCATGACGCAATGTTAAAAGCTAAACGAAAAGCAAAGAAAAAACAGGAGAAGTAAATGAGATTACTTGGTTCAGAAGCCGCATGTGGTACAACCGCAGGTGCGTCTAGCAACTTCGGTGAAGCCGATGATGTGAGATTAGTTAATACTGGAAGTACTAATAGATTAGTTAGTATAACAGATTCATCTAATAACGTAGTAGCTACTTTTACTCTTATAGCGGGAGAAGTAACATTCGTTCGTAAAAAGAGAGAAGAAAAAATATTTGCAGCACATGCCGAAGTATTAGCTGTAGGTGTGGTAACGCCATAATGAAAGATAGTGTCTGGCTAGATGATGTGGCAGAAACTTGCACAATCACTCTTAATGTTTTGCAAAAGAAAGCAGAACAAAGAGGTAAGTTATCGCACGCAGATCAAACCATGACTGACTTATGTCTAGGTTACTTATACTTATTAAGTATATGTGATAAAAACTTACTATTTGAAGATGATAGTATACTAGGCTTAACGGAAATTATTAAACAAAAAACAACAATTCACTAATATGCTAGATGTAAGTAGAACAGATATTATAAGTTCTGAATTAATGGAATTTACACCGTCAGACAGATTTATCAAACTACCTATATCTGAATATATGAATTTGTTAGGCATAGAGCCTAACTCATCACAGACTGCACTTATAAACGCAGTCAATAACCCAAAGTATAGATTCGTGTGTGCCGCCATTTCTAGGCGACAGGGCAAAACTTATATCACAAATGTAATTGGACAGCTTGTGTCTCTCGTGCCGGGCTCTAACATATTAATTATGTCACCGAACTACTCTTTATCGCAAATCTCTTTTGATTTACAAAGACAGCTTATTAAGCACTTTGATTTGGAGGTGGTAAGAGATAATGCAAAAGATAAAGTCATAGAACTATCTAATGGTTCTACTATAAGAATGGGTTCGGTTAATCAAGTAGACTCTGCCGTAGGTAGGTCTTATGATTTAATCATCTTTGACGAGGCAGCATTAGCAGATGGAAAAGATGCTTTTAATGTAGCACTACGTCCTACTCTAGATAAAGAAAACAGTAAAGCTGTATTTATTTCAACGCCAAGGGGAAGAAATAATTGGTTTGCTGAGTTTTGGCATAGAGGATTCAGTGAAGAATTTCAGGACTGGGCATCAATAAAAGCAACTTATCACGAAAACCCAAGGTTTAGTGAACAAGACATAGTTGAAGCTAAAAAAGCAATGTCTCAAGCAGAGTTTGCTCAAGAGTATCTTGCTGACTTTAACACATACGAAGGACAAGTCTGGAACTTTAACTTTGAAGAATGTGTTGCAGACCTAAGTCAGTTAGATACTAGCAAAATGGATGTGTTTGCGGGGCTAGACGTAGGATACAAAGACCCAACAGCTTTATGTGTTATAGCATATGATTGGGACGAACAAAAATATTATCTAGTAGATGAATACATGGACGCTGAAAAAACTACTGAACAGCACGCAGTAGAAATACGCAGAATGATAGATAAATATAATATTGACTGGATTTATATTGATTCAGCAGCGCAGCAAACTAGATTTGACCTAGCGCAAAATTATGATATATCTACTATTAATGCGAAAAAATCAGTTCTAGATGGAATAGGACACGCAGCAGGAATTATCGACAATGACCTTCTCATAATAGACCAAAGATGTCAACAATCATTATCAGCAGTTGACCAATACCAGTGGGACCCCAACCCTAACTTAATCAAAGAAAAACCTAAACACAATATGGCATCTCACATGTCAGATGCTTTACGTTATGCACTTTACACATTTGAGACATCAGCACATACTTTTTAACTATGACCTACCAAAAAATAAATGTTGACAAAAAGGTGAATTTTTGGTATAATTTTAACTAATAGGAATTTATGGATTTAAAAAGAGATTTAGTCAAGTACGTCAGAGACAAAGCCAAATCAGGATATAAGAAAGACACCCAGTGCTTTATTTGTGGAGAAACAGAAAACTTAGAGTTTCACCACTTCTTCGGAATGACTGAGCTATTACACAAATGGTTGAAGAGTAACAAAATTACGATTACCTCAGCCGATGAAATAATGAATCTACGGGAACAATTTATTGAGGAACACCTCACCGAAGTTTATGACGAAGCTGCAACACTATGTAAAACCCATCACATAAGACTGCATAGCATTTATGGAAAAAGACCAAAACTAGAATCAGCAATGAAACAAAAACGATGGGTAAAGATACAGAGAGACAAATATGGCATGGTATGATAGATTTTTAGGTATAGAAAGAGAAGAGAAGTTAAATCCTGCTCAATCTTTTATTGGCTTAGAAGAAGGACTATCAATAGATACTCGTGAGAAGAAAGATAATTATCGCTCAGCTTACGAAGAACTAGAAGTAGTAAACAGAGCTGTCAACATGATTGTTGATGATAGTGCTGATATACCTTTTGAGGTTGGAGAAAAAATTAATGGGTTAACGCCTATGGTTCAAAATGTTCGTAGAAGTCGTGTAGATTTATTACTAAATAAAGAACCAAACCCTTTTCAGGACATCAATACTTTTAAGAGAAATCTTATTATTGATTTACTGATTGATGGAAACATCTTTATATATTATGATGGTGCCCATCTCTATCATTTACCTGCGAATAACGTTACTATAGAATCTGATACAAAGACCTATATTAACAAGTATGTATATGATGGTCATATAGACTACACCCCTTATGAAATAATACATATTAAGGAAAACTCATTCAAATCAATATACAGGGGTGTACCTAGATTGAAACCAGCTTACAGAACTATGTATTTAATGGATAGTATGAGAAAGTTTCAAGATAACTTCTTCAAAAATGGAGCAGTTCCAGGATTAGTACTAAAGAGTCCTAATACTCTTTCTGACAGAATTAAAGAAAGAATGTTACAGGCTTGGAGTACAAGATACAATCCTAAAAACGGAGGAAAAAGACCTCTTATATTAGATGGTGGTTTAGAAGTAGATAGTCTAACTAAAGTAAACTTTAAAGAACTAGACTTTCAACCTTCAATCGCTGCTAATGAAAAAATAATTTTAGAAGCAATGGGTGTACCACCAATTTTATTAGACGGTGGAAACAATGCAAATATTAGACCTAACCATAGATTGTATTACTTAGAAACTATACTACCTATTGTTAGAAAATTTGGTTATGCTTGTGAAAGGTTTTTTGGGTTTAAACTTGTTGAAGATGTACATGGAGTTCCAGCACTACAACCAGAACTTAGAGACCAAGCAGCATACTATGCTACTTTAGTAAACACAGGTATTATGACACCTAACGAGGTCAGAGACGCAATGAACATGGAACCAATTGAGGGACATGATGAATTGAGAGTACCAGCAAATATAGCAGGTAGCGCAACTAACCCAGAGGAAGGTGGTAGACCACCTGAAGAAACAGAGGAAGAAAACAATGAATAGACCACAAGTACTAAAAGTATTAATGGAATACTTCGATAAGAAAGGAAAAATTCTTTCTATTGATGAGTATAAAGCAGCTGATGACGCTCCAATGCGTTTTATGGTTGCAAAAAGAGCTTTTGGCTCATGGGCAAGAATGGAACAAATGGCAAAAACTGCAGGTTGGGAAGATACCCCAGTAGCGCCTAAACCAGCACCCAAACCAAAGGCCAAGCCAGCTCCTAAAAAAGCTGTAAAGAAAGGTAAGTAGTTATGTCAGATAAAATTTTTCATTGGTCATCAACATTTAAAACACTAGGCGAAGATGATGATGGAAGTGTGAATATCAAAGGATATGCTAGCACTAACGCATCAGATAGAGCGGGTGATTGTATTGACCATGACGCATGGACTAAAAATGGTGGATTGGAAAACTTTAAAGGTAATCCAATAATTCTTTTTAACCATGACTATAACAGACCAATAGGTCGTGCTACTTCATTAGAAGTAAACGACAAAGGCCTCGAACTTGGAGCTAGAATCTCTAAGTCCGCAGGTGAAGTAAAAGATCTTATAAAAGATGGCGTACTTGGAGCATTTTCCGTGGGTTTCCGAGTCAAGGACGCAGATTATCTAAAGGAAACCGACGGGTATCAAATAAAGGATGCTGAGCTATTCGAAGTGTCAGTTGTAAGTGTACCTTGCAACCAGACAGCAATGTTTTCGATTGCGAAATCATTCGATTCTCAATCAGAATACGATGAATGGAAAGCTGAATTTACTAATGACGTAAAACAGGCTCATGAGATGGAAGCAGTAAAAACTGACGAAATTGATGCGCCACAAGCCGTGGGTAAAACCACTCAACAGGAGAGACATATGTCTACAGAAAAAACTACTCCAGATGCTGAGTTAGACTTAAAAGCGTTCGCGGAAGAGGTGGCAAAATCAACTGCTGCTAAAATCGCAATGCAACAAGCAGAACAAAAAGCAAAAGAGTTAAGCGAAGCCGAAGAAAAGCAAGCTGTACAAGATGCAGAAGTTGCTGAAAAAGAAGCTGAGCAAGAAAAAGTTAAAACAATAGTGACTGCTGGTCTATCAGGAGCTGAACAGCTCGTAAATGACGTTGAAAAACGCGTTTCTGAAAGACAAGGAGACTTAGAATCTGTTGTTAATGAACTTAAAACTGAACTATCCGACAAGAAAGATGAGATTAACGCTATGCGTGAGTCTAAAAGACATTTTGGCGATAGACAAAACAGCGACTGGCAGAAAGCCTTCCAAAGCGACATTGATGACGCTTGGGTTATGGGTCTTGCTACTGGTAAAGGCTGGAATACTAAACTTGGTCAAGAGACTATGGAAAAAGTTAATGCCCATTCAGGTGTTGGCGTTTCATCAGCTGATTTTGAACAAACAGTATCAACAAATATCGAAAGAGATATTCAACTAGAATTAGTATTGGCTCCTCTATTTAGAGAAATCCCAATGCAATCAGCAACTCAAATCATTCCTATCTTACCAGATGCTGGATATGCAGAATTTACTACTAACCAAGTAGCTACTGGATCTTCACCACATGGTAACTTAGAGGAAAGAGGCGACACATATGGTTCTCCATATGCTGGTGTTGATTTAACAGAAAGAACTCTTTCAACGAAAAAACTTATTTCACAATCTTACTTAGGTAATGAAACTGAAGAAGACGCAATTCTACCGATACTTCCTTTAATTAGAGAGTCTATCGTTAGATCACACGCAAGAGGTATTGAGAATGCTATCTTAGTAGGTGACCATGCTGATGGTGTATATGGTACATCACAAGCAGCTTTTGACGGCTTAATCGCTATCGCTGCAGCAGCTGACTCATCTGGTTCGCATTTAACTCAATCAGCAACTGCATTCGCATCTGAATCTTTAACAGCAGCTACATTGTTAAATGCTAGAAAGAAAATGGGTAAATATGGTATTAACCCATCAGACGTGATTTACATTGTTAACTCAACAGAGTACTTCAACTTGCTATCCGATGCTGAATTCCAAGATGTCAACCTAGTTGGCAACATGGCAACTAAGCTTAACGGTGAAATTGGTGAAGTCTTCGGTTCTAAAGTAATCGTTTGTGACGAGTTCGCTACACCAGCGGTCTCTAAGTTCTATGGCTGTGCAGTGTACGCTAAGAACTATGTAATGCCAAGATTAAGAGGCGTTACTATTGAGTCTGACTACGAAGTAGCAAACCAAAGAAGAGTTCTAGTTGCATCGCAAAGACTCGGGTTTACCGATATGATTGCAAACGCGACTTCAGTTCACGCTTTACAATACAAAGCTAGTTAATAGCTTACTTATCTTGTGGGAGCTAGTCTCCCACGAGACTTTTTTATAATATTATGGCAGATTTAGTTACATTACAACAGTTCAAAGACTTCGCAGGATTGCAAGGCGTTCAAAATGACGCCCGTCTTAATACAGTTATTGATAATGTTAGCCAACTCGTAAAAACATATTGTGGTACTACTATAATAGATTACGCGTCAACTGATAAAACAGAATACTTTAATATAAGTGATAACCATGTTGATAGAATCATATTAGCAGAATCACCGCTTATATCAGTATCACAAGTACAAGAAAGACAAGACCAAGCAGGTGCATATGTTACACTAATCACAGAAAACTCTGACAGTAGTGGTAAATATGAATACATCATAGACATGGATTCTGATAGTATTGTACGAACAACATCTACAGGAACAAAATCATTTCCTAGAGGAATGAAAGCTGTAAAGGTTGTATATAGAGCAGGATACACAAGTACTCCTGAAGATTTAAAACTTGCAGTATTTGATTTAATTAAGTACTACATGAAAGATGAAAGAAAAGAAAGAATGTCGATAGCAGGAGCTTCAATAGAAAACCAACTATCAACAAGTCTAAGAAATAATATAGGATTTCCAGACCATATCAAGCGTGTACTTGATATGTATAAAATTTATAGTTAAATGTCT